ATGAAAGTGTGCCTCCTGATAATTGTTGCATGCCTTACTATGAATCAGAGTCACAGTCTTGCGTAACCCCAACACCTACACCTACACCAACACCAACTCCTACTCCAACACCAACTCCTACTCCAACACCAACTCCTACTCCAACTCCAACACCTACTCCTACTCCAACACCTACACCAATAACATGCCCAGCACCAGGAGCATGGAGTGCTTGGAGTGCTTGCTCTGGAGGTATGCAGATGAGAACAAGAACTAACTATACTCTTGTTGGCACAGGAGAAAATGCTTTCTGCGAGACTTACATTGAAGGAGAAGAACGTTCTTGTGTAACCCCTACACCAACCCCTACACCAACCCCTACACCTACTCCAACACCTACACCTACCCCAACCCCGACCCCAACACCAACTCCAACTCCAACACCGACTCCAACACCGACTCCAACACCTACACCTACACCTACACCGACCCCAACACCGACTCCGACTCCGACTCCAACACCTACAGCAAATACATGTAATACTCCAGGATGTGAAGCATACACTGGCTCAAGCGTAGGCTGTACAAACTGTTCAAACTGTGTTAATAATCTCGGAGGATATTGGGATGGGTCAATGTGTTTGACCTAAAATTAACCAGTATGATATAATTAATAAGAAAAGGAGAAAAAATGACAATTAAAAAATTTGCGGGAATTGTAAATGGTGATATATTTACAGTAACAACAATAGATACAGAATTTCAAGGATCAGATGGTCAAGGCGGAGAAAGACTTGTCGCTGGATTTTCATCTAATCCAATTTTTGTAGAAGTTCCGTCCGATCTTGATGTAACTATCAATTGGACATGGAACGGCACTGAATTTGTAGAAGGCTAACTCTTAATGTCAGAAGAATTAACTCCTTGGCAAAAATATAAACAAAACCTGGGAGAAACCAGACCTTGGGATATTATAAATCCTAGTACAGATTGGGCAGATGAAGAAAAAGCAAAAGAAAGATACTCTATCTGTAAAGCATGTCCAGAATTAATTAAAGTAACAAAAACATGCAAAAAGTGTGGGTGTTTTATGGCAGCAAAAACAAAACTTGAAAAAGCAGTTTGTCCGATTGGAAAATGGTAATGAATATTAAAGATCCTGAAATAATTAAAACAATACTTTCGCCACTACAATTAAAAGAACTGCAGCAGTACGCTATGAAGATGTGGTCAACCCAGCCAAATTATGATCAAGCATTTGGTAGGCATCAATGGGCAGATACAGAAGAATTAAAAAAGTTTCACGAGATTTTAACAGAGTTTGCAAGAGATCATTTTGAGTCAGAGACTCTAAAGCCTTCTTGGTGCCTCATGTCAGTTTACGAAGGTAAAGAAGCAAAGTTATGGAAGCATAAAGATGACAACGCATGCACCTATCATATTAATTTTTGTGTATTCCAAAAAACACCTTGGGAACTATGGGTAGAAGGAAAACCTTACCTACTAGAAGAAAATGATGCACTAATGACATATGGAAATGATCAAGAACACTGGAGAGAAGAGTTTCCAGATCCTGATAATAACCTGGTTTGCAATGCTTTCTTTTTCTTTTGTGAGCCAGACCACTGGTATTTTACAGAAGGGCCAGAATATCTTTATACTCATATACGTGGAACCAAAGATATTTCTGATGCAAAAATGTAATGAAAAATAAAGTAATAATTAATGCTTGGACAGGAATGTTCGGAATTAGAATGCACGAGTATGCATTTGCTAAAACTTATGCAAATAAACATAATATGGATCTTGAACTTCTGTCAAATTGGGAAGGCTCTGTTATGTTTAAGAATGCTACAGAAAGCATTATAGAATTTCCAGAACTTGTAGAATATTTAAAAAACGGTAATAAATCATTAGATGATCGAAATCAAGAAACATCAAAGTATTATCCAGGTGCAATATATTGGAATGGCAATCATCAATACCAAGATCCTTACAAAAAAAATGAATGTTCTATTTTTACTAATGATACAAATGCTTATCAAGATTCTATATTTGACGGTATGGATTTATCTTATATTAAGTACATATTTGAGTTAAGTGATATAGTAAAAGAGTCAGAAACCTACAAGTATTGGGAATCAAAGGCTGGAACATATGATGTTGCTCATCTTCGTAGAGGAGATATTGCTGATGTTCGTTATAACCTAAACAATGAACAAGGATACTCTGTAGTCTCAAAAGAATCTTATTTTGCTGCCTTTGAAAAATTTGGGTACGACAAAAATAATATTGAGTGGATATCAAATGATCATACCAAGAAGTGGCATTCAGATAGACCAGACACCCCCATGCTTCCATGGTCTTATCCAGAAGGTGCTCAGTTTGACAAAGATATTATATTTGACTGGCTAGACGATTGGCTAAAAATTTATTTTGCAAGAACAGTGTTTCGTGGTAATAGCAGTTTTTCATTTTGGGCATGCTTGCTATCTCCAACAGCAAAAGTCTATTCTCCTGTTATGGACAAACAACTTATCTATGGAAGAGATGGACTTACTGAAGAAATTATTGTTGATTTTACAGAGGGTAATGAAAATCACTGGATGTATATGAATCCATCCCGTCAGATAAGGATAAGATAAGATGAAAACAGCATTAGTTTTAGGAGCAGGTGGTTTTATTGGTAGCCACATGGTTAATAGACTCAAATCTGAAGGATATTGGGTTCGTGGTGTTGATTTAAAACATCCAGACTTTTCAGAAACACAAGCAGACGAGTTTATTGAAAGAGATTTGTCTATATATGAAAATGTTGAAAAAGTTATTCAGTTTAAAGGATATCAAGGAAACTTTTACCACGAAGTTCCATATCGTTCTATAGATTCATTTGATGAGATATACCAATTTGCAGCAGACATGGGTGGTGCTGGCTATATCTTTACTGGAGACAATGATTCTCAAATTATGGAAAACTCTGCTTTGATAAACCTTAACTTATTAAGAGCGCAGTCTAGACTTAATGAAAAATATGATATTAATAAAACCAAGATATTTTATTCAAGTTCTGCTTGTATGTATCCTGACTATAAGCAGTTGGATGTTAATAACCCTGGACTTAAAGAGTCTGATGCATACCCTGCAGATCCTGACAGTGAGTATGGCTGGGAAAAACTGTTTAGTGAAAGAATGTTCTTAGCCTTTAACAGAAACAACAAGATCCCAGTGGCCATTGCCAGATATCATAATATTTATGGACCAGAAGGAACTTGGGATGGTGGGAAAGAGAAGGCCCCTGCAGCAATGTGCCGAAAAGTTATACAGGCTGATGGCTTTATAGAAATTTGGGGGGATGGAGAACAAACTCGCTCATTCCTGTACATAGATGAATGTATAGAAGCAACAAGAAGACTTATGGAGTCAGATTTTACTGGTCCTGTTAATATAGGTTCTGAAGAAATGGTTACTATAAATCAACTGGTTGATATTGCTTGCAGTATTGAGGGTAAGGTTTTGAGCAAGATGCATATTCCTGGCCCACTTGGAGTTAGAGGAAGAAACTCTAACAATGATTTGGTTAGAGAAAAGTTAGATTGGGATTACTCAATGTCTCTTAAAGACGGAATTGAAAAAACCTACAACTGGATACTTCAAGAAACAAAAAAGAACCCCTCCTAAGAGGGGTCCTAATTTGAGATATTACTTAGGAAATTTAGCCATCCAGTATTTGGTTCTTGGAGTGATGCCCTTCCATGAGGACCAATCATCTCCACCGTTTGTCATATAGTATGCTATCTCTGCATTCTTGACGGGATTGAATAACTCAGCATTTGATTCAAGATCAAACTTAGTTCTACGATCAGGACCAAGAGTATCAATCATATTAATTTGGAACATACCATAAGACGAGTCGCCAGTCTTGTGATTGCCATTAAAGGCCAATGGTCGTCCATTAGATTCTTTCTTTGCAACTGCCCAAGCCACAACAAGGTCTTTACCCTTGAAGCCTACTAGCGAAAGCAGTTCTTTTAGTTCTAGATCAGTCAGAGAAACCTTATTTTCAAAACTCTCTAGTTTTTTTGCTTTAGAAACCAAAAAAACCTCTTTCGAGGCGGTTTCCAATGTCTGAGCCTGTTCTATGCTCAAGTTGTTTTTAGTATCAAGATCTGAAATAGCATTAGCAGAGTTTGACAAAACCGTTACTAGTGCTACGATACTGAGTGTGCTAATGATCTCTTTGTTTCTTTCGATAAATTTAATCATAGTTTCCTCCTTAGAAAACAATAACACCTTGGTAGGTGTTACTACCAAGTATAACATAGAATTTTATCAAAAGTCAACTCCAGAGGGTGGTATAATAAAGATTATGGCTACAGGCGTATCATCTAATTATCCTACTATGAAGTATCCACTTGCTTCTGATCCCGTGAATGTACACGGAGACATTAAAGTACTTGTTGATGCTTTAAATGATATTCTTCCTCCCCTGGGATACGGAGCAGCATATATTGATGTTAGAAATACAAGCACACCAGATTCATCAATTATTCAGGGAACACCAGTTTTTATTAGCGGAAGCGTTTCTGGAAAATCATTAATTCAAAAATATAATCCATCAAGCGTATCTCATAACCCAGATGTTCCAATTCTTGGTTTGGTAAAAAATGATATTGCAAATAACACTAATGGCCTTGTTATTGTTTCTGGTGTTATTCAAATGAACACAACAAATTTAGGTCCTGCTGGAACAAAGATTTATGTAGACAATACTGGAACTCTTGTTGCAGGTCGTCCATCAACTGGCCCAGCAAGATATATAGCAGTCGTTGCAATTCAAGCAACCCTTGCCCTTGGCGGAATGTTAATTGTTCAGACAAAAGGCAACGGTACTTGGGGAGCACTCAAAGACGGATTGTCGTGATATAATAACATTATGGCTACCTTTAGAAATCAACCCACAGACTCTTATGCATTAGGTGCAGCACCTCCAGAAATTCGTTGGACTGTTGTTCGTGGAGATTCAGCAGCATTTCGTGTTTATGTAACTAACGATGCAAGAGAGCCACTACTTCTTGATGATTGGGAAGTCGATATGGACATTCGTCGTAATGGAGTCCTTATTATTTCTTTATCTCCTCAGCCAATTGAGTTTCAAGATACAGAGGGAAGTTTCACGGTAAACATTACATCTTCACAATCTGAACTTCTTGAGACGGGAGACATCTTCGACATTCAACTCACAGAACTTCTATCAGAAGGCAGAGTTTGGACGGTAGCCAAAGGGTCAATGGTTATTATTGAAGACGTAACACAGTAATGCCAACACACCAGTTAGCACATGCACAAGTACAGGAACTTGATTTAAGAAGAGTTCGAATAGATCACATACAGCCAAAGGCAAGAGTTCAAGAGGTTTTACCATTCAGAGTACAGTTTATTAACGTTAGCGTCTTTGGATATTCAAAAACAAACCCTGCTCCAATCCCACTTCAGGTTATTGGATATAGTAACTACATTCTCTAATTATCTTATTAAAAGGGATGTTATAATTACCACATGGCGAAAATATCAGTTTCAAACGTAAAGGCCCTGTTTCAAACAGGTGATAGACCAACTCAAGAAAACTATGTAGATCTAATTGATACCGCAACTGCTCAAGCAACAGATTTGGGTTCAGCAGGTAACAATGAAGGTACTGTCTATTCTGTAGAAAATGTAACTGTGATTGATAACTTTGATGCCACTGTCTGGCGCATGGTCAAGTACATTATTTCAATAGCAAAGACCACTGCAGGGGACAACAAGTTCTATGCAACTGAATTAACAATTCTTGTTGACGGTACAAATGTAAACGTCAGCGAGTACGGCACAATCGACAATGATGGGAATATTGGCACCATTAATGTCTCTCGCACTGGAAATACCGTGGCTATATCAGTCACTCCAGATCCTGCGATCAAGCCAGTCACAGTTCGTTATGCACGAATTGGACTTAAGGCATAAATAAGGAGATATAAAAAATGGCAACAGTAAATAAAGATTTTAAAATTAAGAGTGGTTTAGTCGTTGAAGGTTCATCAGCAACCGTTGGTGGTTTTTCCGTTCTTACAAAGAAGCAAGATGATCAAGACTATATTGTTGGTCTTATTGGCGGAACAGCCACATCTGCTAACGAAGCAAACAAGGTAGTAAAGCGTGATGCATCAGGTAACTTTGCTGCAGGAACAATTACAGCAAACATTACTGGTACAGTATCAAGTCTTTCAAACCATGACACTGCAGACCTTGCAGAAAATGCAACAAACAAGTACTTTACAGATGCTCGTGCAATTTCTGCAACTGCAGCATCATATGATGTAATCGGCGCAGCAGCAGCAGCACAGTCTGCAGCAGCAACAGATGCTACTACAAAGGCTAACGCTGCACAATCTGCAGCAACTTCAGCAGCAGCAACTGATGCAACTACAAAAGCAAATGCTGCACAATCTGCAGCAGAGGCTACAGCATCAGCAGATGCTACTTCAAAGGCAAACGCAGCACGAACAGCAGCAGAATCATTTGCTACAACAGCAGATACAGCAGTTCGCACAGCAGTGACAACTGAAATTGGAACTGCAATTAGCACAGAGGTTTCAAACCGTAACTCTGCTATTGCATCTGCAATCTCAACTGAAGTTTCAGATCGTAACACAGCAATTGGTGTAGCAGTAGCAAATCTTGTTGACTCAGCACCAGCAGCACTTGATACTCTTAACGAACTTGCAGCAGCACTTGGAGATCAAGTTGATGCAGCAGGGTTAGCAACAGCAATTGGAAATAAAGCACCTTTGGCTTCACCAGCATTAACTGGTGTACCTACAGCCCCAACCGCAGCAGCAGACACAAGCACAACTCAGATTGCTACAACAGCATTTGCTAAGGCAGAGGCTGACGCAGCACAATCTGCAGCAGAGGCTACAGCATCAGCAGATGCTACAAGCAAGGCTAACGCTGCACAAGCAGCAGCAACTTCAGCAGCAGCATCAGATGCAACTACAAAGGCTAACGCTGCACAATCTGCAGCAGCATCAGACGCTACTACAAAGGCAAATGCAGCACAAGCAGCAGCAGCATCAGACGCTACTACAAAGGCAGATGCAGCGCAAGCAGCAGCCATCGCAGTCGCAAATGCACTTACAACATCTGATGTAGCAGAAGGAACAGAGCAGTACTTTACAGATGCTCGTGCTAAGGCTTCAGCAGCAGCACTCCTAACTGGTGCTACAAAGACTAACATTACAATATCAGGTACAGGTGCAGGACTTACTATTACCGCAGAAAACGGTGTAGCAGATTCTACAACATCTGATCTTGCAGAAGGTTCAAACCTTTACTTTACAGCAGCAAGAGCCGTAACTGCTCTTGAAAATGTAACACCAAACTTCACAGAAGTTGAATTAAACTCAGTTGCCAAGCAGGTAGCATCAACACTTGCAGCCCCAACAGCAGGAGTTCAGACAGCCTACTCATGGCCTAAGAGTGCTTACAAGTCAGCAGAATTTCTTGTAAGAGTCGGCGCAGGAGTACACACTGAAATGTCAAAGGTTCTTTTAACACTTGACACTGCAGACAACATCGCAATCACAGAGTACGGAATTGTTGGAACCAACGGTTCACTTGCAACAGTTTCAGCAGCACTTTCAGGAAGCAATGTGCAACTTCTAGTAACAACCATCAATAATAGTTCAACAGTAACTGTTGTTGGAACACTAGTAGAGTAATAAAAAATAAAAATAGTTGGAAGAGGGAGCATTAAATGGCAACAGTCGATAAAGACTTCAGAGTCAAGAATGGATTAGTCGTAACAAACGGCGGTACATTCGGAGATGCAGTGACAGTAGGAACACCTACACAAAACTCACATGCAGCAACTAAGGAGTATGTAGATTCCGCATCAGGAATTGCTGTATCATCAACTGCTCCCTCTTCACCAACTAATGGTAAGCAATGGTTAGACACTGGAACAAATAGAGTTAATTTCTATTACAATGGAGCATGGTATACCCAGGCAACTATTGATGATACCAATAATTTACCACAGCACATTCACGATACTGCAATTGATGGAACTGGTTTCATAGTATCCCAGTTCTATGAAGGCGGATCATTCAACAGCCCATTGGGTGTAGGTTTGGATGCAGGTGGCCCCTCTACAACAGAGTGGACAGTTGTATTTGATGGCGGTAGCGCAACAGATAACTTCAATTAAAAAATTGATGTTATAATAAGATAAGTAAATGGGCAGCCCCCATTAAGGAGATATAAATGGCAACAAGAATGCAACAGCGTAGAGGTACTCAAGCCCAATGGACGGCTGCAAACCCAATTCTAGCAGCAGGTGAAATCGGATTTGAAACCGATACAAGTAAGTTTAAGATGGGTAACGGCTCATCAACATGGTCTGCTCTACAGTATTTTGCTAACGCATCAGAACTAGCAGCCATCATTGGTGGCGACATGCCAGCACTTCTTAACTCTCTTGATGAGTTGGCACAAGCAATCAATGACGATCCTCAATTTTATTTGACAATGGGAACAAATCTAACAAACCACCAAAATGATTCAACAATGGTTCACGGTATTGTAGACACAGCCCTTCTTGCAACAACAGGAAATGTCGCTACTGCAGCAGCAGGAGCAGCAACAGAACTTGCAGCACACGCTGCAGATACAACAAGCATTCACGGTATTGCAGATACATCATTGCTACTAACTACAGCACATGAAGCAGACACAACAAACATTCATGGAATTGCAGATACTTCACTTCTAGCAACCACAGCAAATGTTGCAACTGCATTATCTTCTGCTACTTCAGCACTTACAGCACACGAATCAGACACAACAAATGTTCACGGCATTACAGATACTTCAGTTCTAGCAACTGTTACAAATGTATCAACCGCTAAGTCAGAAGCAATTGCAGATGCTGCAACAGCAGCAGATGGCAAGGTATCAACACATAATTCAGACACAACAGATGTTCATGGTATTGGAGATACATCACTACTAGCAACAACTGCAAACATTGCAACACACAATTCAGATACAACAGATGTACACGGAATTGTAAATACTGCACTTCTAGTTACACAAGAAGACCTAACAAACGCAATTAGTGGAGCAGAAGTAGATCAGGCTTCTCTTGCTGGAGCAGGAATTGACTGGAACTCAGCAACAAGCGCATTTGATATTGACTCAACTGTAGCAACTAAGACATATGCAGATAACGCAGTATCAACACACCAATCAGACACAACCTCTGTTCATGGTATTGCAGATACTTCACTTTTAGCAACAACTGCAGACGTAGCAGCAGTTACAAAGACTTCACTAGGACTTGGTAATGTTGATAATACAGCAGATACATCAAAGCCAGTGTCTACAGCACAGTCACAAGCAATCGCAACTGCAAAGGCAGAAGCAATCGCAGATGCAACATCACAGGTTAATGCACTATTAACAGGTGCCCCAGCAGCCCTCAATACACTTGATGAACTTGCTGCAGCACTTGGCGATGACGCAAACTTTGCTTCATCAGTAACAACTAGCCTTGGATTAAAGGTAGATTCTTTAACCCCAATTTCACAAAAGACAGCATCATACACACTTTCATCACTAACTGAAAGAGACGACCTAATTGAAATGGGTTCAGCCTCAGCACTAACTCTTACAATTCCACCAGCATCAGCAGTTGACTATCCAATTGGAACTTCAATTGATATTCTTCAAACTGGAGCAGGACAGGTTACAATTGCAGCAGGTGCAGGAGTAACAGTTAATGCAACACCTGGCTTGAAACTTCGTACAACTTGGTCATCTTGTACTCTCTTTAAGAGAGCAGCAAATACTTGGGTTGTCTACGGCGACTTGACAGCGTAATACAAAATTCAATAAGAAATTAGGAGATACAAATGGCAGCAGGTAAAAAGATAGGTAAGAAGTCCCAAGCGTCAAATGACTTTTTGGAGCCATTAGCACCAACAGGAGTTTCAGCAACAAATGTTGGAACTAATAGACCGTTTAATGATGGTGCTGCAACAGTATCATTTTCTTTACCCGCACTTTCACCTAATGCCACATCCTTTACAGTAACAGCAAGCACAGGCCAAACAGCAACTGGAGCATCGTCTCCTTTGACTGTAACTGGAATTGCTTCGTCAGCAGCACCAACATTTACAGTAACAGCGACTAACGCTGCAGGAACTTCTGCTGCATCTGCTGCTTCTGCTGCAATAACTATTACAACAGTACCAGCAACTCCTTCAGCACCAGTTGCTACAGCAGGAGTAGATCAGGATACAGTTACTTGGACAGCACCAGCAAATGGTGGATCTGCGATAACTAGTTATACCTGGGCATCATCAGATGGAAAGGGAGCCACAACAGCAGGAACTTCGGCATCCCCTACCCAAGAAGCAAATACAGCACAGACATATACAGTCTATGCAACAAACGCTAATGGTAACTCTGGAGTGTCACCAGCATCTAATAACGTAACTACTATTGCTCCGTTCTTCCCGTTCTTCCCGTTCTTCCCTCCATTTTTCCCACCATTCTTTCCGTTCTTCCCATTCTTCCCCCCATTCTTCCCACCATTCTTCCCATTCTTCCCACCATTCTTCCCACCATTCTTCCCATTCTTCCCACCATTCTTCCCACCTTTCTTCCCATTCTTCCCACCATTCTTCCCATTCTTCCCGTTCTTCCCATTCTTCCCACCGTTCTTCCCATTCTTCCCGTTCTTCCCACCGTTCTTCCCACCTTTCTTCCCATTCTTCCCACCGTTCTTCCCATTCTTCCCGTTCTTCCCATTCTTCCCACCGTTCTTCCCATTCTTCCCGTTCTTCCCACCGTTCTTCCCACCATCATTCGTTGGTCGAAGTGGCGGAGGCGGATGTGCTAACTGCCCATCAGTATCTTATTGCTGGCAAGCATCATCATTCTGTCAGACTTGTGGATGCTAACAAAGATGATATACTATACTAAAAGGAGATATAAACTATGTACGCAATAATTGTTAAAGATAATGGTAATGTCTACGATGTAGTTGGTGCACTTGGTACTGATCAGTCAGTAAGAGATGCTCTCGATCTAGAATGGGATAAAAATCTTCCTATAATTGGTATAGATGCAAGTAATCACAAAGCAACGGCAACCAGAGGAGCAACCTGGAACGGTACATCTTTTGATGGAACTGCAGGAGAAGGATTCTTTGCGTTAACACAAGAAGAAAAAGATGCGTATAGACAGTATGTTTTTATCTGTGATAACAAAATAGTTCACAGGTTTGCTCTAGAAACTGGCACTGAAAAAGCAAATCTTTATGATGCAGCCTTTACTAGTGAGGTCCTATTGGTAAAGTGCGCCTTTGCCCTTGCTGGACAAAAAGTTTCATACAATCAAACAACCAGAGAAATCTCACCCGTTTAATCCTATATTCTGTTTTTACTTTTTGTGATACAATATAGTCATAGAGAAAATAAAGGAATATTATGACAACTTATGATGAAAATGAAACACCTTGGTTTACTAAGGATCGTTCAGAAACAGCAGTAACAAGATACCCTTCAAGAACAATAGGGAATAATATTTTAGTTGAAAATCCAGCACTAGGTATTAACCTATATAGAAATGTATTTTCTAAAGAAGACTCTCAAAGATATATTAAAACTCTTGAGTCAAATCTGGGAGGAAATGGTAAATACAAGTGGTCAGAAGCAAAAGTAACTAACTCTGATGTTCCAATTAAAAAGGCTAGAGATGCTGTAGACTTTAGATTTAAACAAGAAAACCTAGGGCCAAGAGATGAACATAATTCTGAACTTATTGATCTTCATGAAGAGATTTATCAAAAGTTAAAGTTTTGTGTTGACGATTATGCACGGTACTGGGGAATCAATGTAGTATATTATGAAGCATTTAACTTTGTAAAATACGAAGGAGAAGGAACACATTTCAATATCCATGCAGACCATGGTCCAATGTACAACTGTACAGTCTCTGCTGTTATTTATATAAACGAGGACTACGAAGGTGGAGAAATTAGATTCCCAAGAATGGACAACTATACACACGCTCCAAGAGTAGGAGACATTGTTCTCTGTCCATCAAACTATATTTATGAGCATGCTTCATTGCCTATGAAAGAGGGAACAAAGTATTGTGTTGTCGTAATGACAGACATCAATGAACTAGGACACAAGTAGTGTCTTTAGTCGCTAAGTTCAGATCCCTTAGACCCTGGCTAGATAAAGATAATATTTCTACACCAGTGCCAACACAAAAAGAAATACCAGACTGGTATAAAGATGCAGACAGATTTGCAAAAATGCCAAGTGGAGAATACTATAAAGCCCCAAAAGAGGTTTGTCCATTTCCTAAAGAAGGAACGACAGATGACTATGGAAAGATACCTACTTGGAAAGCATGTCCTGCCATTATGGATGCATTTGCAACAGGGTATGTGTTTAAAACTCCTTGCGATCTAACATTTGCTAAAAATTCTCAGGGGATAATTAATGTTACAATCAATGACCCCAAGTATAAAGACTTTTGTACTCAAAGACCACCAATGCCACAGTTTGAGCACCCTAAAGGATACTACCAATACCATTTTGCTTGGAGTTCTCCGTGGGGCCTAGAATTGCCAGAAGGATACAGTGCATTATTTATGACTCCAATGAACAGGTTTGACCTTCCGTTTATAAATACAACAGGCATTGTTGATTCTGACAAGGTTCATCTTCTTGGAAGTTTTCCATTTTTTATAGCAGAAGGCTGGGAAGGAACACTACCTGCTGGAACGCCATATATGCAGGTGCTTCCATTTAAAAGAGAAAATTGGGAACATGAGATAGAGATTTTAGGTCAGTCTGATATATATGGTAAAATGGTAGATAACGCAAAGTTCTATCGGCAACCTGATGGAGGAGTGTACATTAAAAAAGTTTGGTCCCGCAGAGAATACAAATAGGAGATAAAAATGCAATCATGGACAGAAAAAGAAGATCTTGGTAACGGAATCATCTGTTATAGAGGCGTAATTAAAAAAGAGTTTGATGTAATAAATAGACTTGAAGCCAATCTAGGATCAGTTGCTGGATATGGAGAGTTGTCAGCAGAAGGTAAGAGATATCACTGGATGCCAGCATATGTTGGATATCAGCAACTCATGCCAGACTACAGAGACTGTGTAGACTTTAAGTTTAAGAAGACAGACATTGAGCAAGATAAAAGCGAAGAGTCTCTAAAACTTCAAGAACTATGGCAAGATATTTATGATGCTCAGGCTGCAGCAGTAGAAGACTACAGAAAAATTTATAACATAATGCCTTTAAAGTATTGGGAAGCATTTAATTTTATTAAGTATGGAGCAGGTCAACACTTTATGGAACACCATGACCATGGTTACTCTTACAATTGCACAGTTTCCTTAGTTGCATATGTTAATGACGACTACGAAGGTGGGGAATTGTTCTTTAGACTACAAGGCCTAAACATTAAGCCAAAGGCTGGAGATCTTTATATCTTCCCATCTAACTTTATGTATCCACATCAAGCGATGCCAGTTCATTCTGGAACAAAATATTCAATTGTCACAATGCTAGATTATAGCAAGAAGTATCATACACCAGACATGTATGATCCAAAGTGGGACAATGAATAATGTACAACATCTCTGCTGAAAAGATGCACGGATCTTTATTTGATATTGTTCCAATGTCTATAAAGAGAGACTGGATGGATGATACATCAGAAGGTCATGCATACAGGTGCTTTCCAGTAACTCAATCAAATGTAGTTGGCTGGAATCTTTTTTGCAACCAAGATATAGAGTTTTTGTGGGATGGTATAAACGATCAAACACAAGATCATATTGAGATAATCAATGCTCCAGAAGGTTCCTATGCTGGAAGAGGTCAGTCATCAATTAGTTTTAATACTGGACTAATATTTAGAACAGATAAAAATGTTAGTATATTTACTATTAATCCAGTAAACTATTTTAGTAATGATTTTGAAACAATGTCTAACTTAATGACTACATCATTTTATGATAACCCTTTGCCACTAGCAATAAAAGCAAAGTCTAAAAATCAGAAGATAGTCATTAAGTCTGGAACGCCTTTGGCAACAATAATTCCTATATCTCTTTCAGATCTCAATAACACATCTATAGAAATTAACGAGTACGTAGATCAAAATCGAGAAAGAATAAATGCCAATATTGCGTATGGAGAAGCAGCACAAGTTCTTAATTCTTCTGGAGAATGGACAGACTGGTATAGAGATGCTGTAAATGAAAAGGGAGAAACAAAGGGTTCTCATGAAGTAAAGGCTTTAAGATTGTCAGTAACTGATAATACAAAAAATAAACAGAATGGTATAATGTAATTATGGATAAAATAGATGCTTCCGTTGTAGTCAGAAAACCGTCAATGACACCTTCTGGCTGGTTTGGCAATGGCAAAGAGATGATTGTTGAATTAGAAAATTTTATGACAGCCCAAGAGATAGAGTTTTTAGAGAAGGCTGCAAAGTCATTAACAATCTGGGATGTTACAGAAAGCCATGTAAATGAAAATGGAACAGTTGTTTATGATTCAGACTACTGGAAAGATAGAGTGGCAACAAGTCCAACTTTAGATAAAAATGATCCAACAATTGCCCCAGTGATTGCAGGATTGTTTGAAAGACTTAAGCCAATCGTTGAAGAGTTTTATAAGGTAAAGGTTATACCTACTGGTACAACTATCGTTAGATGGCTTCCAGGACAGTTTCAGAAGCCTCACGCAGACAAGGAACTACACGAAGGACCAGACGCTGGACTTCCAAATGATTTTCCAAACTACGATCTTTCAAGTTTGTTTTATTTAAATGAAGACTATGAAGGTGGAGAGTTATACTTCCCACTACAGGGTGTACAGTTTAAACCAAAAAAGGGTGCTGCTTACTTTTTCCCAGGGGACATGAACTATGTACACGGAGTAACAGAAATCAAGAGTGGTATTAGATATACTTGTCCGTTCTTCTGGGAGATTACAGAGCATACGGGAGACAGAAAGCCATGACAGAGACTCTCAATGTAGTTGAAATATATCCAAAGATATTTGTGTATAAGGGTCTTTTTAAAGACATTGATAAAACATATAGTCTTTTAAAAGAATCTGAAGGAAAAGAAGATGGACTCTTTAGTCCTTGGTCACAATGGTCTAAGTTTGGTGAATATATTAATCCAATATTTATAAATCACAATGATAATTTAAAAATAGAGCATGCTGAAAAAGTAAAAGTTTCAACAGAAAAGCAAGAGGAACATAAGCAGGTTCTTTTAGAAATTCTTAATAATTTTATGATAGCAACAAAAGACTACATTACAAAAAACAATGTTGACTTTGATGAAAATAAAATTGTTCCAGATATCAAGGATCAGCATGGAAATCCAATTAAAGAGTGGGAATACACTGGTCCTTCTATAGCAAGATACAGAACAGATATTGAAGATCCTGTAGCAATGACATACCACACAGATTACATAAGAGAACCAATAGTAACTCCAGGACATAAGTTTGCAATTACTGCTTTGACTTACTTTAATGACGATTATGAAGGTGGAGAGATTGATTTTATAGTAAATGGAGAAGCCTATATGTACAAGCCAGAGGCTGGAGACGTTCTTGTTTTTCCATCAGGACATCCAGAATTCTTAATGTCTGAAAACTTTATATACCTTCATGGGGTTATGCCTGCAACAAATAACTCAAAATATCTTTCAAGAATGTACTGGACAAAGTATTCCACTGGTGCTCCAGAGTGGTTTGAAAATGAAAAAAAGTTTGGCAAAGAAAAGTGGCAGGAAATGCAAGAAGAAATTATGCAACAGTTTAGAAATGATAACCCAAACAAATTTAGTGCTGACAAAGAAAGAAGGATAAAATGAACCTAGACAATAAAAAAAGAATAACAAAAGACATTGTTGTTTATGAAAACTTTATTGATGCAGCAACTGCTGCTAAACTTGTAAAGGTTTTAGATAAGCATGCAGAACTTGGATTGATTACGTGGATGCCTATATCTTTCTATGAATCTTATTCCTCAGTACTACCACAAGACAATGATGAGCATGTAGAAAATGAAGGATTGCCAAGCAATGTATTCTCACAAATTAAGCAGGGGATTATTGATGCTGTTGCAAGTGTTCACGATCTTGATCCAAAGGTAATTTCTCAAATTGGATACCACACACAGAAGTGGGAGCCAGGAGCATATGCAAGAAAGCATTCTGACAACACTGATGAGCATGGTCACTCTGGTGCTTTTACAAGAAGCAGATATGCAGCATTTTTATATTTGAACGATGACTTCGAAGGTGGCATGTTGCAGTTCCCAGATCAAGAGATAAGCCTTCAACCTAAAGTTGGAATGCTTGCTGCATTTGACGGGGGATTTAACAATATGCACGAAGTAACTCTTATAACCAGTGGAGTTAGATATACCATCGGCTCATTCTGGGATGATAGAGAAGAGTCTGATTACCCTCAAGAACTAAGAGATGCCTGGGCTGCAGAAATGAAAGAGACCAGAGCAAAGCAAGAAATTGAAAGAGCAGAATGGCAAGAGTTGCTAAAGCAGGGATGGAAACTTGATGCTGACGGAAACAAGTATAAGGTTGAGGATCTGTAAATGGAAGTATTTTTAAAAAAAGAGTTTGACGATGCTGGTTACAGTACTGAGGTTTTTCATGACCAGGTTTTGTTTGTAAAAGATTTTTTGCAACCAGAAGAACTAGATACTATTTTAGAAATAATTGAGACCACTCCAAATGAAGATTGGGCTATAGAGTATACAAAAAATCTTGCTAGATTCTGTATGGAAAAGTTTGGCAGAGACGATGTAGAAAACCTTGTTAAAGAAGGAAAATTTGAAATTACTCAGGGCTGGGAAGACAAGAATCTAAACATTACAACTAAGCAAATAAGTACAACACTTCAGGGCAGACTAGGAAAACTATTAGAACTAGCAGACCCATCCCTAGAACTTGCTGGATTTGGAACACTTCAAAGAATGCAGGCTGGTGTTGAGTTGAAGGCTCACACAGACCAACATACAGATCCATCCATTAGATATGCTGCTATACTATACATTAATGATGACTATAAGGATGGAACTTTGTTCTTTAAGAATAAGGAAGATTCAGACTTAAGGCCAAAACCAGGAACATTGCTTATTTTCCCAGGAAACGAAGAATATGAGCATGGAGTAAGGTTTGTAGGAGAGGGACCCATAAGATATGTTACCGTAGGATTTATGAAAGTAACAGGTTTTTATGAGAAAAATAAATACTAAGGAGATATAAAATGGACAGAGAAATACTTGAAGAAAAGGTTTACTATTACACAAACGTAATCGAAGACCCTAAGAAACTTGTTGATGCAATTGAGAATGACAACAAGGATGAATGGGGAGAGTGGATGGCATGTAGCGGACAGCACTATGTCTACGGAACAGACAAGACTATTGCATTAACTGCAGAGGCTGATGAAAAAGATAAGTACATCTACAATACTTTACAAAAGGCGTTTGATGATGTTGCAAGAGATTACGCAAAGGCTCAAGGAATTACAGATGAGCCAAAACTGTTCCCTCAGTATCCAATCAAGAAGTATCAGGCAGGAACATACATGGGTGCTCACTTTGATCAGCAAGAGGGAGATGAGAGACTAAAGGTTTCTTTCGTAATGTATCTTAACGATGATTATGAAGGCGGAGAACTATCTTTCACTATTGCCTCTCCAGATGGTGTTTTACAACACTCAAGCCCAGAAGCAGATTTTGAAGAAGCAAAGCACAATGGAAACTATTCTTTTGCTATTAAGCCAAAGGCTGGAAGCATTATTGTGTTCCCACCTTCACCACCATATCATCACACCGCACACCTAGTTAAAAGCGGTGAAAAGATCATGGTTCCACAACACTGGATTCACTAGTATGTCTCAAGGGTATCAAAACTTTAGTGAACAAGAACAGTTTGTTTTAGATTTACTTGATAACAAAAAAGAAGGATACTACGTAGAACTTGGTGCTGCTCATTCAAAAAATGGAAGCAATACTTACAGACTTGAGAATGAGTTTGACTGGAAGGGCGTTTCTTTTGAGATTGTTCCAGAACTACATAAAGAGGTATCTGAAAATAGGAAAAATCCTTGTATTCTTGGGGATGCCACAAAGTTTGATTATATAAAATACTTTGAGGAAAACAATTTTCCAAATCAGATAGACTATCTTCAGGTAGACATTGATGCTGGATATCAAACAGACGGACGTCCTGCTGGAAATCACTACACAACTCTGCATGGTTTGATTGCTGTACCTCTAAATAAGTATAGATTTACAGTTATTACTTTTGAGCACGACTCAAACATGTACTGGAGAAATACGGCAATGCGTGATGCACAAAGAGAAATTTTAGACTCTCTTGGGTATTCGTTAGTTGTTAGACAAATACACGAAGACTGGTGGGTAGATCCAACAGCAATTGGCTTAGAAAAATATAGAGAGTATTTTAAATGGGACACTCTATAAATAATAAGACAGCAATAGTTACAGGAGCCAGCAAAGGTGTTGGATACGCAACTGTAAAACTTTTATCTGAAAATGGATATAAAGTTATTGCAGTATCAAGAGATTTGTCAAAGGTTTCAGGGCTAGTTGGAGACAACGTAGAAGTCTATCAAATGGACATTACTAGTGCGAATGAAATAAAAAAGTTTCATGAGAAGTATAAAGATATCACTTTAGATCTACTTGTAAATAATGCAGGAGGAGGCTCTGGCCCAACTAGTATTATAAATGAAACAATGGACAACTTTAGAAGAGCATACGATATAAATGTTTCTGGGCCAATGTATTTATCTCAACTTTTTGTTCCATGTATGAAAAAGTCAGAGTCTGCTACTATTATATTTATTAGTTCTCTTGGTGGAAAGTTTCCTTACAGATCAGGAGGAAACTACACAAATGCTAAAAGAGGAATGATGGCACTTGTTGATACTATGAGGCTAGAGTTTCCAGAGTATGGAATTAAAGTTACTGAAATTTGTCCAGGTACAATTGACACACAAGAAGAAAAAAGAGACATTGCTATAACTGCTGAAGATATGGCTGAGTCTATAAGATGGGTAGCAAGTCTACCTAAACATGTTAACATAAACAATATAGAGATAAATCATATACTTAGTGGTAAATAATTCTTAACTCTCAACCTCTTATTTAGGGGAGAGTTTTGCTTTTTTGAAAACTCTGCTATACTTAACACTTAATCCGTTTTTGAAAGGACGATACATATTATGTCAGATTTTTTTAGTTTTAAACTTCCAGAGGACTTCGTAGAAAAGTACAAAGCACAAGAGAGCCCGTTTGGTTTTAAAGATGCAGCAGAAAACTCACTTGGAGAAATTACTTTTATTCGTACATACTCCCGCATGAAGGAAGATGGAACTAAGGAAAGATGGCATGAAGTTTGTCGTCGAGTAATCGAGGGTATGTATTCAGTACAAAAGAATCATGCTAAAGAAAACCGTTTGCCATGGAATGACTACAAGGCTCAGAAGTCTGCACAAGAAGCATTCCAAAGAATGTTTGAATTGAAGTGGACACCACCAGGACGAGGTATGTGGGCATTTGGAACTCCTATGACTATGGAGAAGAAGAACTCAGCAGCACTACAAAACTGTGCAATGGTATCTACAAAGGATCTTGACAAGAATGATCCAGGAGCATTATTTGCTTGGGTTATGGATGCCCTGATGCTTGGCATTGGTGTAGGGTTTGATACAGTGGGACAGGATAAGAATTTCTCAATCTATGCCCCAACAGAACCAGAACAGGTGTTCGAAATTCCAGACACTCGTGAAGGTTGGGTAGAGTCAGTCAGACTTCTAATCAACTCATATTTGAGAGCAAACCAGAGTATTCAGAAGTTTAACTATGATTTGATCAGACCTCTTGGAGCCCCTATTAAGGGCTTTGGAGGCGTTGCTTCAGGACCTGCACCTCTTATCAAGTTGCACGACCAGATAGACCGTGTAATCGGCTCCAGAGGCGGAGAAACACTAGATTCTCGTGCCATTGTAGACTTGGTAAACCTAATTGGTACCTGTGTGGTATCAGGTAACGTAAGACGATCAGCAACACTTGCTTTGGGTAATGCTGGAGATGAAGCATTTATGAATCTAAAGAATTCAGAAATGTTCCCAGAGCGTAACTCATTTGATCCAGAAAATCCAGGCTGGGCTTGGATGTCTAATAATTCTATTTCAGCAGAAGTAGGAACAAAGTACGAAGACTATGTAGATTTAATTACGGAAAATGGAGAACCAGGTTTTATCTGGCTTGATGTTGCTCGTAATTATGGCAGGCTAAAGGATGCGCCAGATGGAAAAGACTATCGTGTGATGGGCTTTAATCCCTGTGCGGAGCAGCCATTAGAATCATACGAACTATGCACACTTGTAGAAGTGCACTTAAATCGTCATGAATCTAAGGAGGACTTCCTGCGTACCCTGAAGTTTGCATACCTATATGGAAAGACTGTAACACTTGTTCCAACACACTGGCCACAAACAAACGGTATCATGCAACGCAACCGTCGTATTGGTACATCACTAACAGGTATAGCATCATTTGCAGATCAAAAAGGTTTGCCAATTGTTCGTGAGTGGATGGATGAGGGATACAACAAGATCCGTCACTATGACCACCAGTACTCAGAATGGCTATGTGTTCGTGAATCAATTCGTGTAACAACAGTGAAGCCATCAGGATCTGTTTCAATTCTTTCTGGTGCAACTCCTGGAGTTCACTGGGGACCTGGAGGAAACTTCTTCCTTCGTGCAGTTAGATTTGGAGACACAGATCCAATGATGCACTTGTTCAAAGCAGCGGGGTACACAATTGAAGACGATGTTGTATCAGCAAATACATCAGTAGTTTACTTCCCAATCAAGTCAGGTCATCCAAGATCTGAAAAGGATGTAACTCTATTTGAAAAGATTGCACTTGCTGCAACTGCTCAAAAGTACTGGTCCGATAATGGCGTTTCTGTAACGCTTTCATTTGATAAGGAAACAGAGTCAAAGCATGTTGTTCCAGCACTCCATATGTATGAGGGACAACTCAAAGCAGTCTCATTCCTTCCAATGGGAAATCACACATACCCACAACAGCCATACACTCAAATTACTGAAGAGCAATATGAGTCATATATTGGCAAGTTGAAGCACATTGATTTTGCTGCTATTTATGATGGAGCAGAAAATCTTGAGGCTCAAGGAGAGATGTACTGCACCACCGACTACTGTGAAATGAAAATAAACAAGTAGTCTTCTGTGGTAAAATAGACTCATAATGTCTAATCCATCAAACCTATATGCCGAAAAAGTCTTTGCTGAGCATCCGACTGGACTATGGGCATTGGATGACAAAGCAGACTATATTTCTTTAATTTCAGAGGCTGATAGAGTTTTGTCTAATTCAGCAAAATGGGGCATAACTGGTGGTACTGTTTCTGCTTATCCTCAGTCAGTCGATGAGCCATTTACTGGAAGTTATGTAGGTAAAATAACTGCTACTCCAACAAGCAATGATTTTGCATCTGTGGTTATGATAAGTAAAGAAACAGAAGAAACAAAAAATTTACAAGACCTTAACAAGTATTTAAAAACATTTTCTGTAGGTGGATACTTCTATTCTGAAAGTTCCTACATATCTGGTTTTGAAATTGGGTATCAATATGATGATACAACAAGTGGAGAAACCATAACTCATCTCAAAAACTATGACACAATTATAAACAATAGTTGGGTTTTTATCTCAGAAACATTTGACACCCCACCTGATGATACAAAAATAAGGCTTGTCTTTAAAATTAACTTTCTTGGTGGATCAGAAACAGAAGATGTTTTTTTAGTAAATGGTTTAACTTTTGGACAGTGGTCCGAAGAATTCGCATCTACATCTCTTGGAGTAAGCCCAATAGACATATCTGATAAAAATATTGCAATTACTACACAAGACGCAATAGTTGCAAAATGCTATGGGTTGCAAGAGTTAGATGGGTATTACTTAGTCTCTGACAACATGCTCAAAGCAAAAAATGTAGGAGTTCCTATGGTTTACGGAACTTCGGGTCTAACAGCGATATATCCAAATGAGAATGATCCCTCTTTAATAATTCCTGGAGTAGGCTTACTAAATGAGTCTGGAAAGTTTAGACAGTACACGCTAGAGGCTTGGATTAGAATAAATTCATACAGCAGCGAAAGAAAAAGAATTATTGGTCCAATCGCATCATCCGACGGTATATATGTAGATGGACCTTCAATAGGACTAAGAATTAATAATGATTATAAAACATACTATGTTGGCGAATGGACAAGGCCAATGCTGGTACATATGAAAATTGGAGAAGATCTTGCTTCACTTCTTATAAATGGGCAAGAAGTAATATCTTTAACCTATTCAACAGAATCTCTTTTATTGCCAACCATGACATCGCAAGGCAAAGATCAAGACTGGATAGGGTTCTACGCATATGAAGACATATCTCCAATAGAGTTAGATTGTGTTGGAATTTATCCATACCTTGTTTCATCCTCAGTTGCGAAAAGAAGATTTGTTTTTGGTCAGGGTGTTGATATACCAGAAAACATTAATACATCGTATAGCGGAACTTCTGTATTTATTGATTATTCTTTTGCAGACTACACGGCAAACTATTCGTATCCAAATATTGGTTCTTGGGCTCAAGGGTTTAGCGATAATATGGGTGTGTCTAAGGGTACACTTTTTGCTTTGTCACACCCTCTTCCA